ATGCCCTTAAAAAATTTGGATTTATGGCAAATAAAGAAAATCCAAATAGGATTATTGCAGATCTCGGTTCTCCACAAATGCAGGCATATATGGCAAATTATGGATTAATGTCAATTGATGACGTTTTTGAAACTTATTTTTATAAAGCCTCTGAGTTTGACTATGATATTATAAGAACGTATCTTGTTCAAATGTATAACAACTATGTTGTGCTTTATCCTACAAAAACAATTATAACAAATCAGGGCACTGGTGCCACATATCAATATATTTTTAATTCTACCAATGATTACAAGAACAATGGAATGCCATCGGTTAACTCGATAAAGAGGACGCCGGGACAGAGAGGGACACCCAATGTTCCAAGAGCCCAATCACTTAATCGAGGAGGTAACGGAAATAATCCAAATATCACCAAATGTCGCCTTACAAAAACGCAATTGCAAGAAAGACGACAGATAGCTGTAGAAGATTTGAGTACCACCTATACTGATATCTATTGGATCCCTTTATATATTGAAATGCTAAACTATGAATTATCAAGCCCTATGAAAGATGTCGATGTCCGCAAGACAATAAAAAATGCAAAAGATTTATATAAAAACATTGACATCGACGCCGCAAAAGGTTATATTAAAGATAAGATAAATTTCCATAGATACCCAATCGAACTTTTATCTTTGCAAAAATAACTATTAATAGGTGAATGTTGTTTATTCAAACACTAGACGATAAAAAACATTGTATTGGGATATATCACGACGGCAAACTTATTTACGATTGTGATGAATTTAACTTCAATGCTGTAAGTGCAACTTGGAATTATAGCCCTATTTTAGCCCACAATCGTGCCCTCATTGCCTCTCTATTCGTTGGAGGTAATTCATTGAATGAGGTCTGCCCTGATTTTCTAAGACATCGTTGGGAGGCTATTAACGCCCGCCTAAGAGCGTTTTACAAGTCATTTTCAACGGCAAAAATCTCTCTCGATAGGCACTGCTTTTATGATCTCGTTCCCCAACGATTTCTGCTTGAATATTGTGAGGTTAAGAACAAAATTACTGAGCATGTTATCAAAAAATACGACATGCCAGGGAACTATGCTTTCATGAGAAACCTATCAGAACTTACATATAACATTCGGCAGCAAAAACTGAATATTAACTATGCAGAAATTGCCAGGGAGAGCCACCAACTGAAGACTCGAAACTTTCTAAAGAAGAGTAAGCATATTAAACCATATATTTCATATAATATTTATGGTACGAAGACTGGAAGGATGACAACGTATAAACGAAGCTTCCCAATATTAACTTTAAATGCCGATTATAGAAATATATTAAAACCCGTGAATGATTATTTTGTTGAATTAGACTACAATGCAGCAGAACTTCGTGTTCTTCTTGGACTAAGCGAGAAAGAACAACCACAAGACGATATCCATCAGTGGAATATTGATAATATCTATCGCGGTATGGGAACACGCGAAGAGGCAAAAAAACGAATTTTTGCTTGGCTATATAACCCAAAGGCTAAAGATTATTTATCAAATCGGCATTATGATCGAGATGGTATATTGCAAAAATATTTTAACGGACAACAAGTAACGACACCTTATAATAGAAAAATTGAAGCGGACAAACACCATGCATTAAACTATTTAATACAGAGCACCACAAGCGATTTGGTACTGTCTAGGGCGTTTAAGATTGCAGACAAACTAAAGGAGAAAAAGTCCTTTATTTCTTTCACACTTCATGATAGTATTATTATAGATTGTGACGATAGCGAGCGCACAGTGGTTGAAGACTTGATTAACATTTTCTCTCAAACTCCTTTTGGTAGATTTAGGGTCAATGTGGGTGCAGGAAAATCATATGGCGCGATGAGAAGGATAGAATGGACACAATAATCGGTCTTGGAAGAGCAGGCTGCGCTATAGCAGATAAATTTGCTCAACATCCCCAGTATAAAATCTTTAAGATTGATAGCGAAGATGTCGATCACGAAGACGAAGGAAGCTATCTATTAAAACGATATACTCACCCCGAAGAATACGAGAATCAAGCCCCTTCTCTCAAAACGTTTTTTAACAACACCACTAACGATATTCTTTTTATTGTTTGTGGCTCGGGATTCGTTTCAGGCGCAGCACTACAGATACTTAAACACTTGTCTTCAAAGAATATTAATATTTTATACATAAAGCCAGAATTACAATTTTTGGCAGAAACTAACTTATTACAAGAACAATTAGTTAGAAACGTCTTACAGGAATATACCAGATCTGGTCTTTTTAAGCGGCTTTACATTGTTGACAACACAGAAATAGAAAAGATTTTAGGTGATGTTCCAATTATGACATATTTTGATCATATCAATGACCTACTCGTATCTACTGTCCATATGATTAATGTCTATAAACACAATGAACCTATATACAAAACTCCTTTTGAGAGCAAGGTAGGTCGGAGTATAAGCACTTTTGGATTAACAGATCTCCAGAACGGTGAAGAAAAATTGTTTTTTTCTCTTGACAATGTATCTGAAAAGAGTTATTATTATGCTATTAACGAGAAAGAGTTGGAACAAGATGGCGCACTCTTTCGACGTTTAACTGATAATATTCAACAAAATCAAAAAGATATTAAAACAAGTTTTCAAATTTATTCCACTTCTTACGAAAAGAACTATGGATATATTGTGGCAAACACTTCGCACACAAGCAATTAAAAAGTAAAGGTTATAAAGTATTATGTTGAGCAAGCTACGAAATCTGATACAAAAATATTGGAAAAGGGCGCTCGTCATGCTTATCCTCGCAGCCGGTGGAAGCTTGCTAGCTGCCGCTACATATAAGGAAGGTTTTGAATTTGGAAGAATAGTTGGTCACTGTGAAGTTGCATGCTCCGTCTTGGGTGCGGACTTCTCGGGATTTGAATATGAGGGCGCTTGCCAGTGCGAACAAGCAGGCGGCTTTATTCTTACTATTCCGGTCGATCACAGTTTTTTTAATTAATTTTAATTAATCTCTTGACAGCACCACGGGATTATGTTATATTATATCTTAGTAAGGCGAAACATTTGTCGTCTTAACTATAGGCAAAAGCCACAAATAAGGAGAAATAAAAAATGGCAATTAATATTGATAAAATGAAGCAGCGCAAGGCTGCATTAGATAGCAGAGGAGGCAATCGTGACACGTTCTGGCGTCCACAAGACGGCGAACAATGTATTCGCATTGTCCCCACCTCTGATGGAGATCCTTTTAAGGATTTCTGGTTCCACTATAATGTGGGCAACAATCCTGGTTTTCTAAGCCCGAAGAAGAACTTCGGTGAAGGTGATCCGTTGGATGATTTTGTTCGGAAACTTTTTAACGAGGGCACCGAAGAAAGCATCAAGATGGCAAAGTCTCTTATGGCTCGTCAGCGGTTCTTCTCGCCCGTTCTTGTGCGGGGTGAAGAAGAAAGGGGTGTCCGTATTTGGGGATATGGCAAGATGGTATATGAGCAGTTGCTCAATCTTGTTCTTAATCCTGAATATGGAGATATTACCGATACTGAAACGGGTACAGATCTCGTCCTTCATTATGGTAAGCCACAGGGCGCTAGCTTCCCTCAAACGAAGCTTACCCCCCGTCGCCGCTCTTCTGTGTTATGTGATGATGCAGTGGGTGGAGACGAACGTTGCGCGGAATTGCTTGAAAGCATTCCCGACTTCGACACGCTCTTTGAGCGTAAAACACCAGAAGATGTAGGGGCACTCCTAGATGCCTATCTTATTGGTGATGAAAGCACCAGCGAGGAGGCTGATTCTACAACCACCCCTCCTTCAACTGACACAGTTTCTTCTGTTGATGCTGCTTTCAACGAACTCATGGGAGCGTAATCCCACGTCCACAGGGAGGCACAGGGTTATCAGGTGCCTCACCCTTTTTACTCAATGGAGATTAAATGAGAATGGCGAGATCTAAAAGCACCAAAGCAGGCAAACTAAGTTTATCGGATATGCGTGCTTTAATCAACAAAAAAGCGGGTATCAATGTAGCCCATAATTTAACAGAAGAGAACCCAACGCAAGTTAAGGACTGGATTCCGACCGGCTCTCGCTGGCTTGACTCTATTATATGTCGAGGAAAGCGATCAGGCATTCCTATGGGCAAGATCGTAGAAATTGCTGGGCTTGAATCAACCGGAAAGAGTTATATGGCAGCACAGGTTGCAGCCAATGCTCAAAAGATGGATATTGACGTAATCTATTTTGATTCTGAATCTGCAATTGATCCGGCATTTCTTGCAAGAGCGGGCTGCGATTTGAATAGCCTACTTTATGTACAAGCAGCATCTGTTGAGTTTGTGTTAGAGACAATCGAGGATCTTTTGGCAAGCAATAATAATCGAATGTTGTTTATCTGGGACTCACTGGCATTAACCCCTGCTGTGTCGGATGTTGAAGGTGACTTTAATCCTCAATCATCCATGGCAATGAAAGCAAGAATCCTCGCCAAGGGAATGTCCAAGTTAACAGTTCCGATTGCTAATTCACAATCCACTTTCCTGGTTCTTAACCAGTTGAAGACGAATATTACTCGTTCGCCCTCCGAGGCTATGACTACTCCGTATGTAACCCCTGGTGGAAAGGCGATGATTTATGCCTACTCTTTACGAATCTGGTTAACCGGACGCAAGGCAAAGGCAAGCTTTGTAACTGATGACAAGGGATTCAGAATCGGATCCGAAGTAAAAGTAAAACTTGAAAAATCACGTTTTGGCACACAAGGTCGCCAATGTAATTTTAAGATTTTATGGGGTGATGAAATCGGTATTCAAGATGAAGAATCTTGGTTCGACGCAATCAAGGGCTCAGAGCAGCTTAAGCAAGCTGGCGCATGGTATACTCTTACGTATGCCGATGGCACTGAACAAAAGTTTCAACCCTCTAAATGGAAAGAAATGATCGAAGATGAAAAGTTTAAAGACAGAATTGTTGAACTAATCGATGAAGAGGTTATTATGAAGTTTGATAAACGAGAAGGCAATGCTTCCGATTTCTATGAGGAGACAGAAAGTTGATGTCAGAAGAAAAACAAAATAAAGTTTGGAAACGAGCAGGCTTATATGATCTGTATGAAGATGCATCTAGTAAAAAAACTTCTCTTTTAAGTGAATGGAACGACGAGTTAATCGTCAAAATAAAGAGGTATGGGCAAGGATACGAAAAGTTCCAAGTTAAATATTGGCATCCAGATTTTGTCAAGCCCACAAATAACAAAAGGAAGAAGAAATGATTAGAACTACATTATTTACACTATTTTTTGGGTTGACGGGATGCAGTGTACACGCACACGCGCCCCCTGAGCCTGCACCTGCTCGCCCGAATCCACCTGCGGTTCGACATCATACTCCGCACCACAACGCGCAACAACCTGTTAGAGTTAAGGCATGGGTATGGGTTAAAGGACACCAAACTCCTCGCGGGGGATGGGTACATGGATATTGGGAGTTGCGTACAGTACCGCGATATATAATTAATCGACAACCCCATACACACGTTAGGTATGTAAAGGGTCGTGGCAGACCTACTCCACCCGCTCGCAGATATCGCTAAAAACTACTTGACACCTTGCTGTTAATATGTTATATTATCATAGTAAGGAAAGCGAATGTCTATTGCAGGGCGTCAAAAGCGATTCATAGAGCTTAGCAAACGCATAGCGGAAAATTCAGAAGCTCCAGATTATAGGCACGGCGCTGTCCTTGTAAAAGGCAGTTCCGTGCTTAATGTCTCTATTAATAAAAATTCGCATGCAAGATTGGGCAAACGATTTCGAAAACGAGATTGTGGACATGCAACACACCATGCTGAATTAGGCTGTGTTCTTGGGTTAGATCGAACTACAACTCGCGGAGCAGATCTATATGTTGTGCGAATCGGCAAAGGGGGCGAACTTCGTCTTTCTAAGCCGTGTGAAATGTGTGAAGCGCTTCTACGCCATGTGGGTGTTAGGCGTGTTTTCTATTCTATTAATGAACAACAATTGGGATGTGTGAGGCTATAGAAATATTATGGGTAAAAAAAGAATAAAGCTTAGAGTAGGGGATCTGCTCGTCAAGTATGACAATGGAATTCCAGAACAAGCAATATTACACAAAAAGCAATCTCCTTATTATAGCGAAGAAAAAGAAAGAGACATTCCTGCGATGTGGGAAGTGATTGGATGGGGATACCAATATCACAAGGTTCTTGACAGCTTTCTGAAGCGCCAAATTGAAAGAGAATTAATTGAATATTACCCGGCAAAGAAATGAAACGATTACTTATTATTGATGCTCTTAATATGTACTTTAGAGCATATATTGTCGATCCTAGTTTGTCTACAAACGGGCAACCCATCGGCGGCATGAAGGGGTTTTTGAAAATTCTACAAAAACT